GTTGCCACGAGACTTTTGGGCTTCGCGAAGTCCTCCGCAGAGTGGGCCACCACTTTCGGGTGCGCGGTCACCGCATCCGCGAACTCGTTCCACTGCGCCTGCGTCATGGTGCTAGGCGCCGCCGGCAGCGCGAACCTCTGGTTCGCGTTCAGCGTGTAGACCCTTCCTTCGCGATGGAACGCGTTGGTGGTGTTCACAAGTGTCATCGAGAACTTCATCGCACGGCCTGAAGTCGGTCCGCCCGCCGTGTCCGAATCTGACAGTAATGGCACAGTCCTCACGCCAGACGTTGGCGTGGGCTGCGCCAGTACCTCGGTCCAGATGGACCCGGCGCGGCCCGTGTTCGTCCCGATTATGATGCGCTTCCCCACGCTAGTCGCGTTCGTGACCGCGCGCGCGATGTCCTGTTTCGGGAATGCCGAACCCTCGCAGACCAATGAGGGGATTAGGCCTGGGTGTGCGGGGTGAAAGATGTCCCCCGTCCCTTTCGGCCTTCCTGCGGTCTGCTTGGGCCTGCGCTGCTCCTTCCTTGGGCCCGCTCGCCTGCCTGCTTGGTTCTGCTGCTCGAATACACGTGCAGCATCGGCTCGCTTTCCAGCGGGGAGCTTGGCCACTGCCTTCTTCTGCTTGCTTGACAGGCTCATGACACGGATAGCAAAACAAGTAACACATGCGCTGTCCGGTGCGCTCTCTTTACACGTCTCAGGCGGGGTTCACCTGGGCCACGGACATTCTGTACAATAAAACTTTACACGCTCGACGGCACCCGCCGTAGGTGGTTCTGTTCACGTCGAGTTTCAGTCTGGCCTATACATGAGCGGGATTCCGAGGTAGGGGGCGACAAGGCCGCACTTACACAGTGTCCCTTCCGCGGTAGGTTGCCGGATTTCGTATTTGCCTGGCCCATAGCTCACTACGTCCGGTACGTTACCTTTAAGAATCCCATGGTAGTACGCCTACCACTACGGTACCGCAACCATCACCACTGGTCCCCTAACCAACCACGAGCGATTTCGCGCACGTGACCAGCTTCGACTTTCCTCCTACGTGGTTACCCGGGCCACTGGAGGTGCCCTTCCCTAGGGGGGACTCGGGGTACGTGGATTCAGGATGGCTAATCCTTACCGGTGCTCAACTCCGGCTCCACGTCTGCGCCACACCTCAGGGAGAG